AGGGGTTCAGTTGCCACCCTCCGTCGTACAACGAAAGGCTTCCCTGTCCGTACTGCCCTTTCAGCCCCCGCGACTACCAGTGCTGTCCTGGTAGGGTCGAGCCAGACCCACAAGCGTCTTCCCCGGGACGGGAAGACCGTTACTCACCCGATGGTTTGACAGTTCCATCACGTTCCGCTCGTGTCCCATTCCTTTCTCATTCGGCCGTACTCCGCCGGGACGAAGTATCCCTCGACCTTTCGTTTCCCTGTAGACTTTATTCTTTTGGAGGCCAAAAAACTACGATAAGAGATCTGGCTCCAGGTCTTCCTACTCCTGATGTAAAGTCTACTTTTAACCACCTCACCCCTGGAAGGGTTAAATGGTCCCCACTTCGCCTCCACCTCTCGTCCGTTGGTGTACAGATGGTCCGTAAGGGCCAGCCGCTCGTCCGAGGAGGGAACACCGTCCCTCTGAACAAGGTCCTTAGATAACTTATTTCCCGGTGTCAATAGGGGGGTCTCCACCCGCCCCATGGAAATAATTCCTGCCTGTCGTTTCCACACGACACTACTCCGGCAGTCCAGACCGAGCTCCGATGGAAGGAACCCCCACTTCTTACCGATTCGGGATTTGACAAAAGCCTCCTCCCACATCTTCCCCCCCTTCTGACAAGCCTTGGCCAGATGGAGGAGACCCGCAAAATCGGTAAGACATCCACCTCTCCTTAAGTGACGGATCTCGCGCCACTTACCACTTTCCCTCAAGAACACGGTAGAGTTGACCTCGACAACATTCTTGGCTCTAATCGTTTTCTTATCATTTAGGAAGGTACCAGGAGGGTACCTCTGAGTAGAGACTTCGCCTGTGGAGCTGATTATCGTATCATCTCCATTGACAAGGAACTTGCTTCCAGGCATATCGCGGACGGCCCAAGAGGCCATCAGATAGCTATGGATGCAAAGAAGTGGAAAGGAGAGGTAGCCTCCCATCATCTGTCCGTGCATTATCCTGCCCTCAAGTTTTCCCTTACGGATAACTTCGGGGAACAGCGAATCAAGCGCAAAGGCCTTCAGGGCTGGTGGTATTTTCCGGGCTGTACGAAATAGGCCCGACAGGATAATGTCTGTCACTGCGAGTGACAGGTTGTCCGTCGCCGATACCAGGTCCACACTGGTTTGATATTCGTTGACGCAGACAGATGAAATCTTCTCAGCCGTGGGTGGTCCAA